ACCTCCCTAAACTAGAACGGGAGACTATTGATGGTGTGCGTTATTATAAGGTACCTGATGAAGAAGAATTTCTGAAACTGGTATCTATTACTTCTATCACCAGTCATTTTAATAAAGAGATTTTTATCAACTGGCGAAAGCGAGTTGGTAATGAGGAAGCAGATAGGATTACCAAGAGAGCAACCAGTCGTGGTACTGATATGCACACTCTGGTAGAGCATCATCTTAAGAATGAAGGTTTACCAAAGGTTCAACCTATCTCTGACTTCTTGTTTAAGATATCTAAAGAGAAACTGAAAAACATAAATAATATACATGCCTTAGAAGGTTCCCTATATAGTAAACACTTGGGCATTGCGGGAACCGTTGATTGTATTGCCGAATATGACGGCGAACTAGCAATAATCGACTTTAAAACATCTGCGAAACCGAAACCACGAGAGTGGATCGAACACTACTTTGTACAGTGCATGGCATATGGTTGTATGCTGTACGAACTGACTGGCATATCAGTCAAAAAACTTGTAATCATTATGGCTTGTGAAAATGGAGAATGCGTCGTCTATGAAGAGCGAGACAAATCAAAGTACATTAAACTCCTCAGCGAATACATTAGAAAATTTGTTGGAGATAAGTTGGAACTCTATGGAACCAAATAAAGAACTAGAAAAAGTAATCGAGAGTAAGTTTCTTACTCCCTCCAAGTTTGCTCTAGAAATAGAGAAGATTGTGGCGGAAGATAATTTAAACTACATTGATGCTATTTGCTACTACTGCGAGATCAATGAACTTGAGGTAGACTCAATTACTAAGTTGATTTCTAAACCACTCAAAGAGAGGTTGAAGTATGATGCTATCAGTCTCAACTTTATGAAAAAGACTTCGAGAGCAAAATTACCTTTATGATCGTGACTCCCTTTGAAACTTACCAACATTATTTGTCACTTAAAAATCATTTCACAAACCCCAAATACGACTTCTTCAAATACGGAGCAAAGACCAGAGCGTCTGTGACATCGTTTAACAAACGTCGTGATAAATACTGGTTTGAAAAGACTTCTCGTAAGTACTCCGATGAAGAGGTCGTTGACTTTCTTGTATCAAACTTTGTTGCGTCAGATAACCCAGGAAATACATGGATTGGTTCAATCATAAACGACGGCGAGAGAACTTACGCCGACTGGAAGAAACGCAAACAGAGTTCGACTTACTTGTTCAAAGAACAGTCGGAAGAATTACTATCGAACAAAAAATTAGACGATTTGTTCAAGTGTTCGAGCGGACATCCTCCAATTCTAAAAAGATTCCTTGGTGGAACCCTTTCCATCGAAAATCTAATAATCTATGATATAATATTTGGGTTCTCACAAAAGTTCGACAAGAAATTGCTGGATCCAGTGTGGGAAACCGTCAGTCTAAAGATTAAGAAATATAAACCATTCCTAAATATTAATGTAGCCAAATACAAAAAACTTTTGAGGGAAATTCTAGATGAGTAGTTTTTTTGACTCTGAAATTATACAAGATGAACTAAAAGAAATTAACGAGATCCAGGAGTTTCTGTACTCGACAGTTTTTACATTTGGTTCACTTAGTAGCGAAGAAAAAATTGACCACATCGATAAGATGACGGAACTTCTGGACAAACAGAAGATTATGTATACTCGGTTGTCGTTATCTGACGATCCCGAGGCAATCAAAATGAAGGAACAACTCAAGAAGTCTATTGCACTTATGGGTTTTCCTGCAGATACGGATATGAACACGATGTTCGATGCCATGCATAAGACCATCAATTCTCTGAAAACGTATCTTGACAAGTGATATTGTCTTCGTTATAATATCCAAGTAAATCCAAACAATCCAACCTATCCGAGGTAATCTAATGGGCTTTGCCGATCTTAAAAAGCAATCCAAACTGGGCTCCCTGACCGCCACACTGGTCAAGGAAGTCGAAAAAATGAATAATAACGGTTCCACTTCAGGCGATGAGCGCGTGTGGAAACTGGAATGTGATAAGAGTGGTAACGGTTATGCCGTTATCCGTTTCCTCCCTGCTCCTGATGGTGAGGATCTTCCCTTTGTCAAACTGTACTCCCACGCCTTCCAAGGTCCTGGTGGTTGGTACATCGAGAACTCTCTGACCACTCTGGGTCAGAAGGATCCTGTTTCTGAATACAACACACTGCTGTGGAACAACGGCACCGATGCTGGTAAAGAGACTGCGCGTAAGCAAAAGCGCAAACTGACCTATGTCTCCAACATCTATGTTGTGAAGGATCCTGCTAATCCCCAGAACGAAGGTAAGGTCATGCTGTACAAGTACGGCAAGAAAATCTTCGACAAACTCACTGCTGCTATGCAACCCGAGTTTGAGGATGAGGAAGCAATTGATCCGTTTGATTTCTGGCAGGGTGCCAACTTCAAACTGAAGGCAAAGAACGTTGCAGGTTATCGTAACTACGATTCTTCTGAGTTCGCTGCACAAAGCGCACTCTTGGACGACGATGACGCAATGGAAGTTGCCTGGAAGAAAGAGTATTCTCTCGCAGAACTCGTTGCCGCTGATCAGTTCAAGACTTATGATGAACTGAAACTGCGTCTTGATTATGTTCTTGGTAACAAGGGTACTCCTCGTGTTCAACAGGATGAGGACCTTGAGGATGAGAGCGAAGGTCGTGGTCCCGTCAAGGATCTGACTGATGACATCCGCAACGAACTGGAATCTCTCCCCACTTCACGCACTGTGACTGAGGAAGATGAAGACGATACCCTGTCTTACTTTGCTAAACTGGCTGAGTGATCAGAGAATCGTATTTCTTGTATTCTCTGTTTTAATCAGTCTTGAGTCAACGTATTGAGAAGACCTCTGATAAGTCATTATGTCTCTCATATCGTTCAAGAACTGCTGTAAGTAACTAGGTTTCAGAAGGAAGATTGATCTTTTAGCATCATTCTTCCTTGTTTCGTAAATGTAGTTACTTATTCCAGTTGTTGGATTTAAGTCAGCAGCAGAGTAGTCATTAGGATTAGGAATTTTAAAGTCCTTATCAACTACTTTGCCTGCTGGTAAAATTAATTTACCATTATTATCTTTAACTTCTGTGGTTTCAAAGTGGTGAGTATCATTTATATTATTACCATAGATTCTTTCAGCATAATCATATAAATCTCTATCAGATAAAGGCCATTCATCTCTGACGTTGATGATACCAGCGGTGATGGTCACAACCCAGTCTAGTTCAGAATCACCATAGACTTCATCCGCTACAGTATCTGGTCTAGCACCCTCTCTGATTTCATACTTATCAAATACAGTAAAAACATTTTGTAAGTCATTACGTAATCTTACGCGACGGAACAGATTCTTTACTTCAATATACTCATCAGCAGAAGTTCTACTAGAGAGTGGTGATTGATATAATAAGTTTGGTAGTTCTCTGAAAAATCCCATTAGAATCCTACTCCGTCTGTATTATCTCTAAGATCATAATCTTCGTTGTAAACAGGACTTAACTCTTGGAATGATAAGTCTATAGTCATAGAAACTGGTGTTCCATCATAATAGGTTGCATAAGTTCCATCACCAGTATAGTTTACTGATATATTTTGTAGAGCACAAAGTTTAAATTCATGTAAGAAACCTTGGGATCTCCCATTACCTTTTACATATTGAAGTTGGAATATATTAGGTGTTTTTAGTAGTGCTCCACTATTTCCACCTTTTGGTGACATATTCTTTTTAAATGCCTTGATGATTCTTTTTACTTCTAGAGTTTCTTTTTCAAATCTAGGTGTAAACTTAAACTGAAACTTAAACTGCCTAAGAGTAGGACTATTAAATAATAATTCCATATTGGGATTAATTATCTGCCCAGAATCTCTTGCGAGCACTTGATTGACATCAAGGTTAGCACCCAATTGATTGACCGCATTTGCAACAAGAGCAGTAGTTATCAAATCGCGGTTTTCTACAGCGAGATCAATACCCCTATCCACATTACTTATTGCTTTTCTCAGAGCATCAATTGGATTATTTGATCTAGCTATATCAACACCAGCTTCAAATCCAGCAGCAGCAAAGGCATTTACTTTACTTTCACCATACTGTACGTTATTACTACTTCCGATTTGTGAAGGAACGGGTAATAAAATAGAACCTAAAAGATTTCTGGGTATAATATCTACCGTTTCATCACCTATACCTCTAGCAACAATAAGACTATTGACGGTTTCCGTTCTACCATTAACTGTTGCTTCTCTTGTTCTTGTTTTTCTCTGATATTTGTAAATATTAAATCTCAGATAATCTTGTGATGCCTGTGTGGTCTCATATGGATATCTAAGTTGTGATTTACCAAAGG